AGGCCATCTCTTTGGGCCATATGCCCTAATACCAAGCATCTCTGGACGGTGTGTTACCACCACAATGTCAGAATACATATAACATGCATCTGCACCGAAAATGTCTTGTTTCTTAGGGTAATGTAAATCAGGATTTTGTATGCGCTCTGAATTTTCTATGTTACGGTTCATTTGAGATATTAGAATGAATGACACCCTAATAACTTTCTTTAATCCATTAAACATAGCCATCAAATCATAGAGAAGATCTCTATCTTGTGCACCTCCAACCTTCTTTACAAGAAGAGTATGATCTAACATAATTATAACAGGTTTAGCTTTCTCTTTAGAAAATTTTAATATAGTTGCTTCTAAAGCCTTAACACTACCTGGTATATCTACATAATTTATATCATACTTATTTAACTTGCGTGCCTCTTGTACTGCATTCATATAGTAATTGTCATTTAACTTAAAGTTTTCTGACGCACTATATAATTGCTGTGTAGTAAGTTTCATCTTATTACTAAGTTTACGGCCAATTAGCCGAGAAGAAAGCATCTCAAAGTTAAATGAGAGTATTGCAAAGTCATCCTTTTCGTTAAGATCTTTCAATCCTGTCTCAAGTTGACCTAGCACTGCAGTTTTACCGCTACCAGACATACCAGCAATAGTTGTGATAGTCTGCCATTCGATACCACCCATAGAAATGTTATTAAACTTTTTCCAAGGCGTAGTAAGAGATTTAATTTCACCTTTACGTCTACCATCTATGTAGCGCAATGCTGCATTAGATGCTTCTGATATGTGACGCCACGGTAATGGCTTTTGTTCTTCGCTCATACTAAGTCTCCTCCATAGTTTTGTTCATCTGTGGGTGTATCAGGTTCTACGCCATCATACATAGTCCAAGCTTCTTGGTTTAAATATGATGACATCATCTTCCATTTAGGACGAAATTCGCCTGACCAGCTCGCACGTTTTCTATCCTCTAATTCAGCTGTAATAGCTGTAAGTATAGTTGTGTGCAAATCTGGATTACGCTCTATTAACGCTATGTATTTAAGCTTATTACGCTTCATATCGTTGTGTAGTGGACGGCCTTGGTCCTTGCGCGGGTAGGCCAACGCAAATTGATTCCAACAATCTTCGCAACCTCGTACTTTAAATAAATCCAACGCTTTTTGACGGAGTGTAAGTGACTCATCGGGCATTATTTTCACAAAGCCTCGTGTCTGTAGTTTTTCTCTGTCAACGGGTAAAATTTCTAAGTACTTTTGAACTTGTTTGTCTCCTTCACTTTTAAGAAGCATATAAACAAATTCGCTAGGTGTGAGATGATTGCCTTTCAACTTGGTTAAGTTTAAAGATACTTTCATCGCAATTTAAATATTTATCGAGTTCCTCTTCAGTTAAACTCACCAAACTTTCGTCTGGTAAGCATTTTAATCCATCTTCACATTGTATACAATTACTCATAACATTTTAAATTACCATCACTGTCTCTACGGTGTGCTAGAAGGAGGTTTAAAGATACGTCATTTTCTTGTAGTACACAACCAAACTCTAGCCTTAAAATCTCTGCTATGTCTTTGGCTGTCAACAACATAATGTCGTCATAATAAAATTTTAACACTTGCATTAAGTGCCATATTTCATTAAATTCTAACTTCTTTCCTTTGTAGGGACTGTCTTTCATATTACATTATATTTCAATATATCCTTCCATCTCAGCCATTTGCTGATTGAAATGCTTCTTATAATCATTTAGGATATATTCTTCTGTAAATGTATGTAATTTAGTGTAGTTTTCCAAAGCATTTGATGGATGTGAAGTTTTAAGTGCTTCTGTACACGCATTGTAAGCAGACCACAGGCTTCTAGCTTTAAACACTTCAGACTCAAACCACTCTTTAGTAGCTGTTTTAAGTTGTGAACCATTTAAAATGTTCTCGTTTACAAACAATTGACCAAAGTAATCACCCACTTGTTTATTAGTAAGTGGTATATCATGCATATAACTAGCATCTTCTTGTGCTTTGTCGTGTAGTTTATCAGTTTGTGTAAACAATTCTGCAATTAACGCATCCATATCACTCTCAATATTCTGAGTGTGCTTACGTAATTTTACAATATCACCTACAAACATTAAGTTAGAGCACACTGTAATTTGTGAGCCTGCACATAAACCTATTGGTAATGTTTTGTCATACGAATTACGGAATCCTATAGATATGTCAGAGTTTTTATCACTGCTTGGAAATACCATAGAGCCAAACATCTGTTGTCCTCTGTGATTTACTTCTAGCTTTTGTGAGATAGGTTCTCTGCCATACTTAAGCATTCCTGCTTTTTTTACTTTTGTTACTAACTCTTGATGACTCACTGGTATGTAAGTCTCAGTACGCTCAGGTACTGCTATCATGCTGAGATCAGCGAAATCTACTAATTTTGCCATTACTTCCGTCTGTTTTAGGGTGTTTATAAGTTCGCATAACACTCGGTGTGTTATATGTTTTAGGATAACCAAAGCCAAACACTAGTTCAAATATATTTTTTGTTACTATGTTTTCTTTAACTTTTTTTACTTTAACTTTCTTCTTAACTTTTGGTATAAGATGATTGTAATCTAAATAGTCTTTACTAGGCATATTAAAATATGTATCTGATTGTGTTCCAAGGTATTGTTTTTTCGTGCACTGCTTTAAATGCATCTATGTATAGAGGCTTTAAATGTCGAGCATACCTTATATTAGTTCCGCCATACTGTGAAACTTTTTCTTCTTGTATAGCTGGGTTCCAGAGATCTAACTCTGTTTCAGGGTGTTTCTTTAAATTCTCTTCATGTTTCTTTTCATTATGTGTTAAAAATATTACTTCTGCATGTACTTGCTCTTTATAATCAACGTAATCGTTCATCATATTAAACAAATACCTATAATCCTCTAGCCAATTATCTTCTATAATAACTGGGCTAAAGTTCACATGGACATCATATCCTGCATCTATAAATGCATTAATAGCTTTAATTCTATCAATGATTTTAGATGTGTTAGGCTCATGAATGTCAGACATGTGCTGTGGCATCAAACTAAATCTAATACGTATTTTACCTTGCGGATTAAAGTTAATTAAATTAGGGTTAACATACTTAGTAGCAAATGCACCCATTGCAACGGGATGATCTCTAAAGAATTCAAAGATCTTTTTCCAATCATGATGTTTAGCATGCAATGCAAAGTCTTCGTTACAACTAATGTCGTAGGTAGTATAGTCTGCGTGCGTTTGATTAGGTTTATTTACAGGTGTAAAGTATGCATGGTTATTTATTGCTGTAAGTATATCGCCTGTGTTTGTAGATATTGATAGACCATCAGGTTTGTGTCGTTTCATGTAACAATATGAGCAATTGTATAAACACCCGTAGCCAAATGAGGGGGATATAAAATCTGTGCTACGACCTGATGGCCTTATCAACATTGATTTACGTGTTACTTTTTGTAGTATCACGCAATTGTTTTTTAATCTTTAGTACTTGTTCTGACGTTGTGTTTAGAAAGTCTGCTATTAGTTTTAACTGATTTTCCATGTTTTCGTGCACTTTGTTGTGCTTTTCCAGTACTTCTACTATTGCGTTTATTTTTTCTTCTTGTGTCATTGCCATGAGTTTTGTCTTTTTTTAGTTTATAAGCTGTTGCATTTATATGCACATCTTTAATTGATTTTGTTTTAATCATCATCCATACTACGTACAGACCTATTAGGCATACTATACCTAATGCTATAATCTTAATCATAATTTAGTTTTTAGTTCTGAGCCAATTAGTCTTTCTATTCGGCTCATGTATGCGATATTACACCCGTTAGGGTATAATTAATCACTTATCAAGTCATTTTATACCCGTTAGGGTACAATTTAGCATAATAATAAAATAGGCGTCATGTGGTTTGGCAGTATTACCTGGAATCACGATCTTAAAAGAGGGTACTCACTTCTCTTACCTAATTTACACAGCTTGTGGTCTTATTGGTATTGTTGAGACATTACCACTAGCTATGTTAATCTACAATCCCACTTCCATAGAACTCACCCATAGTTAAGCCTCTACGGACATGTGTGTTAGTACAATACATATATCTTCCATATTTTCTACGCCCCACTTGTATCCAATTGTATTTAGAATCATTTAAGTCTATTTTATCCTTATCTACTATAGGAGCGTTATTCATTTCTGAAGTTTTATCGTGCTGTACTCTGTCTTTAATATCTTGTGCTTTCATTACACTGTTATTTCTTCTACACTACTCACCCATCTTACATCTTGTCCTTCTTGTCTTTTGTTAAGCCAAGATACTTCCTGTGTGTCAGGCGCATAGAGATTAATAATTACAGCTGTTTTACCTGGTACATATCTAATGATACGACCTGTCCGCTGTATGTTATCTAATTTACGAGAATTACCTGCAGCTACAATACCTAATGAACAATCTGGAACATCAAAACCTGCGTTTAAAGCTTTTACTGAGCTTATTACACGCTGTTTAGTTCTGTTGTCCTTAAACTTCTTAAGTATCATTGCTTGATCTTTCTTAGTACGTTTACTATGGAAACTAAGACATATATCACCAAGCTCTTCTTGTACTGAGTCTGCAAAATCTGTAGACGCACTAAATAATAATGCTTTACGATCTTTAAACTTTTCTAACAATTGCTTAATAACAGGTATTTTAGCTTTAGAGTTCTTACATATATCTCCACGTTTACGCATAGAGCTATAATAAATAGCAGCCATACCTCTAGCTTCAGGAGATGCATTGCTATCTTTTAATAGCATCTGTGCATTCTTAAAAGAATCTGCACCTCCAAAACCAATACGAGATGCTGCATATTTAAACTTGTTATTAGCTTTTTTATACTCTACTTTCTCGTCATCTAGCATAGGAACTTCTAGATTATACACTAAGTAATTGCTAACCCAGCCATTTTCATGGCATTCTTCTATAGGTACACTGTCAATTACAGGTGCATACTCTAAAAGTACTTCATGCATACCATCTGCACGCTCAATAGTAGCTGTTAAACCAAAAATAAATTCATAAGATACTGTTT